TATTTTCGACTTTTCAATGATGGAAGACGCTGTTTTTGAATACGCCACAGCGGACGGCTCAAGTTTTAAAAACACCCTGCTTATTAACGCAAACTTTGACGGCGCTTCGTTGGTTGGTACATACTTTTGTGAAGCTATAGCGTCAAACGCATCGTTTGTTGACGCAAATATGGAATGGGCGAACCTTGAAGAAGCTTACTTCTACAAAGCCGTAATGTGCGGTGCTTCTTTGCGTCATGCAAGCATGTTTCATGCTAATTTTAAGGAAGCCGACACGTATGGTGTATCTTGGCCGTTGGACTATGGATCGGTGGGAATTCGTGCAGATATGAATTTAGTTAAACGCTTTCTTGCACATATAGCTGGCTTAGGCGTCCCAGAAGAAGAAGAAGAAGAATTCTTTGAGTTGCTGCAGGCAATTAAAAAATATGTTGAAGACTCAAAACCAGCAAGGGAACTTTCAACTTCAAACTGGATAATGTTTATGGAAGCATCAAAAGCGGCGGAATATAGCAAAAAAATAAAAGAAGTGGAAGACGAAAAAAGAAACTTAGAAAATGCGGTTTTTGGGACAGAACTTTAAAAACAAAATAAAAAGTTAAAATAAAAAAGTTCTACGGTGGAACGGAAAATTATAAAAACCGTTCTGCCGTAGAACGAAAAAAAGGAGAATGACGCACGATGAAAATTGTGACAAGTTTTAAAGCTTTAAGGGAAGCAGGTTTTGAAGAAGAAAAAATAAAACGTTTAGAACAAGTAATTGGTGAAGCAGAAAAATACGGCGAAGAAAAACCGATAACGATATCACAAATACTGGATGCTAATGGTTTACACGACGCAATATGAAAGACTATGCTAAAACAAGGGTTGCCAACAATAAAAAAATGTTATTCAAAACAGAATATCTATCTAATGTTATTGTTGCCAATTGGTGGTTAGGAAGTGCCTTTGCCAACGAAGGCGGCGTCAAGCTTAAAAACGGCAAAAAACCTGAAGAACTGCTACGCATTCTAATAGCTTTAGTCACAAAGGAAGGCGACTTGGTGATGGACTTCTTCGCTGGAACAGGAACGACTTGTGCAGCAGCCCACAAGATGAACCGGCAATATATTGGTATCGAAATTTTGGACTACGGCAAAAACGGACCAGTAGCACGGCTGAAAAACGTTATCAACGGCGATAAAACTGGAATATCCAAAAAAGTTGGTTGGAAAGGCGGCGGAAGTTTTGTATACTGCGAGTTACTGAAAAGAAACGGAAAATATATAAACAGAAACGAAGCAACCGCCGAAGAAAGAAAGAAAGACCTGCTATGCAGCGAAGTTTTATAAAATATACCAGGTTAAGAAAAAGTTTACAAAAAGACTTGACACAACGCAGGTATTGTGGTATAATTATAATGGAAGGTGAAAGGGAAATTAACAAGAATGAACTAATAAGTGCCCACCAGTTTAATTTAAAACTTTTTCAAACGTCTACGGATGTCTACGCCTGTCTACACATTGTCTACACATCTCAAAGGTGCCAAGAAGTCAGTTCTCAAGCGGCTTCTTGGCGTTTTGTCTACACATCTACATATAAAAATAAAAATTTTATAAAAAAAATTTCCCAAAACATCCGTAGATGTGTAGACAAAACTTGTAAAGCCTTGAAAATACTGAATGGTCAAGCTTGGTCAATGTGTAGACACATGTGTAGACAAAGCGTAGACAGCGTAACCAGAATTCCTTATATATATCACAAAAATTTCATCCAGGAGTTATTTTTTTCGACAAGAATAAACCAAGTACAATATAGTAGTTTATATAAAGGAACTTGTGATGAACGGCAGCACTTTATGGAAGTAAGTTCCGCTAGGCGGAATAACAATAAAGTAACAAGAAAGGAGCGGTCGTTTGTGAAGTTTCCAGGAAGACAGGAAGTTCGTGAAACAAATAACTATATTGACAGTTTAAAAGTTCCGCCAGAAAAACAAAAATTCCCAAATAAAGTACTTGACAACTTTTATAAAACGTTGTATAATATAAGCATGAAGACTAAAGCGGAAGTACTCAATAAAGTTACGGCGGAGTCAAAAAGGATGTCCAACTATCTTGTGAAGGATAACGGCGTGGCCGTGTGGTGTTTAATATGACGCAAGAACGAAGAAGCGGTCGTGATACTGAATTTGGTGTTTGGTTAAGGGCGCATCCTGAATTAGACAGCAAACTTGGTTTTGTAGCGACTGATATTGACTACGTGTGGGAAAACTACAAAACAGGCGAATGGATGATAATAGAAGAAAAACGCAATATGAAGCGGCCGAAGTTTTATCAAGAAAGAATATTTAACCGGCTTGCAGAATGCTGTAAACACGACAAGAAGTTTTGTGGTTTTCACATTTTGATATTTGAGCGTTCCAACCCTGAAGACGGCAGAATATACTGGGACGATAAAGAAATAACAAAAGAAGAACTAATAAAAATTTTAAGGTTTGACAAAAGTATAAAAAAGAAGTATAATATTATTAGCAGCGAAGAAAGGGGTGCTTAAGTTGGAATTTGAAGGAACGTTAGGAATTACGGCGGAAGAATGGCGTATGATTGAACAAGACTCCAGGGCATGCCGCGAATATATCATAACGTGCAACAAAGAATACATCAATTCCCTGGAAAGGCTAATAAAAAGCGGAAGGACAATAGGTGCTGAAAAGCTAGCTTAGGAAGGACCGTTTAAAATGCCGAGAAGACCAGGCGAAGCTTTTAAAAAACAAAACAATAAAAATAAAAGCATTTCAAACAAAATATATAACCGCTTCAAGCGTGATAACGAACTCGCCGCAATGTATAAAACAAAACGGTGGCAGTCATTAAGGTTATATAAACTAACGCTCAACCCACTTTGTGAATTATGCGAAGCAAAAGGCCTGGTCGTTCCGGCTGAAGTGGTGCACCATAAGAAGGAAGCTAAGGAAAGTCCAGAATTATTCTTTTACATTGACAACCTGCAAAGTTTATGTTCTTCTTGTCACAATAAGGTGCACGGCGGCAAACAGAAAAAGGTTAGTTAGCAATTACCTATAATAAAAAGAAAGGGTGGTTGTTGTGGAATATAAAAATAAAATTCTTTATACAGTGTTTGGTGTAGTTTTAGACTTAGCATTTATGATGATGATGTTTGGTTGGTTGTATTCGTTATTGAGATAACAAAATGCCGGCAAGAAGGCGGTAGGGCGGTCAAAATTCCTACAGCTGCCGCCGAAAAAGAACGGGCGCTAGCCCACGAACGAATTTTCGCGAAATTGATAAGGGGGGGGTGTCAATGGGCAGGGGCAGAAAACCGAAACCAACAGTCCTTAAAAAACTTGAAGGTAACCCTGGTAAACGACCGTTAAATGACTCAGAACCGCAACCAAGAAGCGACTGTCCTGAGTGTCCTGCCTGGTTATCAGATGAAGCAAAAGAAGAATGGAACAGAATAGCACCTGAACTTCATCGTCTTGGTTTACTGACTTATGTTGACATGGCAGCTTTAGCCGGTTACTGCGAGTCGTGGGCTCAATACCAGCGTGCTGTGAAATATATAAACGAAAACGGCGACTTTTTTGTAATGTATAACGAAGATGGTTCTGTAAGATATATGCAGCAAGTTCCGCAAGTTGCTATAGCAAATAACGCTTTAAAACACGTGCGTGCTTTTGCCGCCGAATTTGGTTTGACACCATCTTCACGAAGCAAGTTAAACGTCAAGCCGCCGGAAGAAAAGTCGGAACTTGAAGAATTATTGCAAAGTGCGGTGTAGATAATGCCCTTTGATAAACAAAAAGCCGAACGTGTTGTGAAATTTGTTCAGTCATTACGACACGTCAAAGGAAAATGGGCAGGAAAGCCGTTTTCCTTACAGCAATGGCAGATAGAAAAATTGTTAAAACCACTTTTTGGAACGGTGAATGAAGATGGAACAAGGCAATACAGGACCGCTTTCGTTGCAATACCAAGGAAAAACGGAAAGTCGATGTTGGCCGCAGCCCTTGCTTTGTATGCTTTATTTGCTGATGGCGAGACAGGAGCAGAAGTTTATTCCGCCGCAGCAGAAAGGGAACAGGCAAGTTTAGTTTTTAATATGGCGGCTCAAATGGTTAGAATGTCACCAGAATTAAACAGAAGGTGTAAAATAATAGACTCACAAAAAAGAATTGTTTATTATGAAAAGAATTCTTTTTATCGTGCTATTTCAGCGGAAGCCTATTCTAAACACGGTTATTCGCCGAACTTTGTGGTTTATGATGAACTTCATTGTGCGCCCAACCGTGAACTGTGGGACACGCTGGTTTCCGGAATGGGCGCAAGAACTCAACCGATGATGTTTGCTATAACAACCGCCGGTTATGACAAAAACTCAATATGTTGGGAAATTTGGGACTACGCAAGAAANGTTCGTGATGGAATTATAGAAGACCCAACCTTTTTTCAGTTAATTTATGAAGCAGAAGAAAATGAACCTTGGAATAATGAAAAAACTTGGAAAAAAGCCAATCCGAACTACGGAATATCAATTCAGCCGCAGTTTTTAGAACAAGAAGCGTATCGAGCTGATCAGATGCCAGCTTATCAGAATACTTTCCGCCGACTTTACCTGAACCAGTGGGTTACACAAGAAACTAGATGGTTAAGTATAGATAAATGGGACGCTTGTTTTGGCGTTCCGAATTTTCCGGAATACGAACCTTGCTATCTTGGTTTAGACCTTTCAAGCACAATAGATATAACAAGCGCTTCATTATTTTGTCCTGCTACTGGTGCAGTTTTAAATTGGTCGTGGATACCTGAAGAAAATATGATTGAGCGTGAGCGACGTGACAAAGTTCCCTTTTCACAATGGGTGCGTGATGGTTGGATATTTGCAACACCAGGAAATGTTATCGACTACGGTTTTATAAGAAAAAAAATAAACGACTTAAAGCAAGAATATCCTGGTTTAAGAATTGTTGGTTATGACCCTTGGAATGCTACTCAGCTTGCAATACAGCTGGAACAGGAAGACGGCATTCCTGTTATACCAATACGACAAGGATACCAAACGTTGTCGCCTGCATGCAAAGAGCTGGAAAGGCGAGTTTTAGGCGGCGACTTGTGCCATGACGGTAACCCTGTTTTAAGATGGGCGATGGATAATATGGTAATTCAAACCGACCCTAACAACAACATCCGCCCTGTGAAAAACAAAGCTACTGAAAGAATAGATCCTGCCGTTAGTTTAATAATTGCTATAGCGGCATGGCAACAAGCGGAAGAAGACCACGTTTCCGTATACGAAACACGTGGTGTTCTAGCTTTTTAAAGGGGGAATAAATTTTGGGAGTTATACAAAGAATAAAAGAAAAGTTTAACAAACGTTCGACAGGAAACGTTGCAAACCCACCGCTTTGGTTAAGCAACTTCTTTTCCGGCGGAATATCAAACACAGGGCTAAATATAACAGAAGATGACATGTTAAAGGTTTCGGCGGTATACGCTTGTATAAACTTGATAACTAATACGATAGCTTCGCTTCCTTTTCCAGTTTACGAACGAAAAGAACGTGGGCGTGAGCGTGCTCGTGACCATTATTTATACAAAATACTTCAATATGAACCGAACCCTGAAATGACAAGTTTTGACTTCAGGAAGTTTATGCAATATCAGCTTGAGCTTTTTGGGAANGCTTATGCAAATATCGTTCGTGATAACGCCGGCAGGGCTATTGANCTGTGGCCAATTCCGGCGATGTACGTACGACCAAGACGAAACGCAAGCGACCAACAGTTAATTTATGATGTAATGGTTCCTGGCGATACAATTAGAACGCTTTTAGAACACGAAATACTGCACTTGCGTGGTTTAGGCGACGGCCTTCTTGGTTATCCGCCGCTGAAGTACGCACGTGAAATAGCCGCTTTAGCTTTGGCGGCCGAAGGATACGGCGCAGGCTTTTTTGCTAATGGCGCTGTGGCTTCAGGAATAGTTGAAATGCCAGGAAAAGTATCGGAAGAAGCAAAAGAAAGGTTTAAAAAGTCCTTCAGGGAACAATATGAAGGTTTGGGAAATAAGCATCGTATAGTGTTTTTAGAAGAAGGTTTAAAATTCCACCAAACTACTGTTCCACAGGACAACGCCCAATTTATTGAGACAAGAAAATACCAGGTTGAAGAAGTAGCAAGGTTTTTTGGTGTTCCGCCACATAAAATTGCTTCTTTAGATAGGTCTACTTATTGTTTGCCGGCTGACGCACTGATTTTTACTGAACGTGGTCCTGTAAAAATAGTTGATGTAAAACCAGGTGAAAAAGTTTGGTCAAGAAAGGAAAATGGCGACTTTGTACTTTCTCGTGTGGCTCGTGTCGTTGAGTCCGGTGAAGATAAAATTTTAACGATAAGAACTAAAAATAGGAAATTGCGACTAAATTCACGACATCGTGTTCTAGCACGCAAAGCTTACCTTAGGCCTGCGCAAGAAGGTGAAACAGGCGGAATAAATATAGATGGAAAGTTTTTTAGAAAAGAATGGAAAACCGAATATGTACCAGCCGGCGAATTAAAAGTTGGAGACCTTATAGTCCAGCTTGCAAAGCTTCCAGACGTTGAAAACAACGAAGCACCCACCAGAATTGTCGATGAAGCTTTTATGGAATTTCTTGGTTTGTATTTAGGCGACGGCTCAAAAACCAAAAAGCGTATTTGTATANCTCGTGCTAATAACGCTGGGTATATGGANCACTTNAGAAAGACAATTCCACAAATTTTTTCAAAATTTAGTGACATAGTTGGTCGTGGTGACACAACGAATGCTGAACGTGAACCTGTTAAGCTGATTGAAAGAGATAAGTCGACAACTTTTTGTTCCGTTGAAGCTTCCAACGAACTGGACGAATTAGGCTTATCCGGAACAGCTTGGACTAAACGTGTCCCTGAATGGATATTTAGTTTATCGGATAATTTAAAAATAGCCTTCCTTCGTGGTTTTCTTGAAGCCGACGGACATGTTGATAAGAATGGAAGTGCGCACTTTTATAGTGTTAACCTAACTATGCTTGAGCAACTAAGACATCTTGCNATNTCNGTTGGTTTAAANGTAACNACNGTTTGGAAGAANNNAGGAATAGCAACTTTTCCTAACGGACACAGCAAGCGTTATGTAATATATAAATTTTCAATAAGTGACGCTTATGACGTTATGCGTATATCACCTATAGACCCTAAAGACAGAGAGCGAGTTTTAAAAAACAAAAAAGAAGAAAGCAACGACTGCGCATATAGAAGAAGTGGCGGCATTGGCTTTAACGAAAAATATACTTCGCTTGGAAAAATAACTTCAATTGAAGAAGGTTGTCCTGAAACCGTTTATGACATGGAAGTTGAAGAAACGCACAGCTTCGTGGCTGACGGTGTAGTTGTTCACAATTCCAATATTGAACACCAGGCAATTGAGTTTGTACAGGATTGTATACGCCCACGTGTTGTAAATTGGGAACAGCAAGTTCACAAGCAGTTGCTCCGCCCTTCCGAAAAGTCGAAATATTATGCAGAATTTGTTTTAGACGGATTACTTCGTGGCGATGTGGTTAGCAGGGCACAATATTATCAAGCTGGGCGTAACAGCGGCTGGCTTTCCGCCAACGACATTCGTGAGCTTGAGAATATGAACCCAATTCCACCTGAAGAAGGCGGTGATGCTTATCTTGTGAATGGAAATATGACAAGAATTGGTTAAAAAAAATACTTGACAAAGTTTTTATTATGTGGTATAATAATAAAGGAGATGATGGGAATGGCAAAAAACCTTGAGCGTAGATATATAAACACCGAAATTGAGCTTCGTGAAGAAAACGCCGAACCTATAGTCACTGGCTACGCAGCAAGGTTCAACGAACAGTCGGAAGAGCTTTACGGCTTTAAGGAAGTTATAATGCCAGGAGCTTTCAAGGAAGCTTTAAAGGCACCGGATATTCGTGCCTTGTTTAACCACGACCCTAGCCAGATAGTAGCACGAACGAAGAATAACACCCTGAAAGTTTGGGAAGACGAAGAAGGTCTTCGCTATGAATTCCGGCCGAACATGAAAACCGCAGCAGGAAGGGACCTTGTGGAACTTTTAAGGCGTGGTGACATCGACCAGTCTTCATTTTCGTTTTCAATGGAAGGCGGTGTTGAAGAATGGGATGACACAGGTGAAATACCAATAAGAAAATTGGTAAAAATTCCGAAACTTTATGACGTATCTCCGGTAACGTATCCTGCCTATCCGTCTACGTCGGTTGGTCTTAGAAGCGCTAAAGAAATATTTGAAGAACATTTTAAGAATATTGAAAAAAGGGGCGTTGATCCTGGCGACGTTTCTAAAGAATTAGCANCGGAAACGGAAAGTTGGGAAAAACCAAACCTGGAAGACTTTACCGACAAAACGTGGGAAGAACTAACGGTTTCCGAAAAAAGGCGGATAGCAAAGCACTTTGCCTGGGCGGCTTCAATGCCACCTGAAGCCTACGGCGACTTAAAATTTCCGCATCACAGACCTTCCGACGGCGCAGTGGTGTGGAAGGCTGTAGTTAATGCCGCAGCAAGGTGGTCGCAGTCTAATTTATCAGGTGATGACGTTACTAAAGTACAAGAACATTTAGGTAGGCACTACAGGCAATTTGATAGAACACCGCCGTGGGAAAGTGACTCAGAAAGAAATATAATAAAAATGAAGATGCTACGTCGAAAGGCGGAGCTAAAATTAAAAAGGGAGCTGATATAATGGCAACTGTAAAGGAATTATTGGAAAAAAGGGCTAATGTATGGGAACAGGCTAAAGCTTTAATAGATAAAGCGGAAGCCGAAGGACGTGACTTTACTGCAGAAGAACAGTCACAGTACGAAAAGATGATGAACGAAATGGACGAACTTGCCAGTCGTGCAAAAAGGCTGGAACAAAAAACTAGGTTTGAAGCACAAATGTCCGAACCGATAAACGAACCTATAAAAATGACGCCTAGTGGTATAAAAGAAGAAAAGGGCAACAACTTAATGCTGGCGTTCCGTTCTTTTTTGAAAGACGGAATAATAAGACCTGAATTGCGAGCTTTACAGGTAACCGGAACAGACCCAAGTGATGTTGGTGCCATGGGCGGTTATATGGTTCCGCCTGAACAATTTATTGCCGAACTAATAAAAGAACTGGACAACGCCGTATTTATTAGGAAACTGGCGACTGTAATTCCTGTTAGGACTTCGGACTCTTTAGGCTCACCTGTATTGACAAATGATATGGATGACGCAGAATGGACTACTGAAATTACCAACCTAACAGACACAGATACCATGTCTTTTGGAAAAAGGGAATTAGAACCAAAACAGCTTGCTAAAATGATAAAGGTAAGCATGAAATTGCTGCGCACTTCAGCTATACCGGTTGAGTCCTTAGTCATTGACCGGCTGGCTTATAAGTTTGCAGTAACGGAAGAAAAGGCGTTTTTAACCGGCGATGGCAATGGAAAACCGCTTGGTTTGTTTAAAGCGGATAGCAATGGAATAAGCACCAACAGAGACGTTGAGTCGCCTGGCGAGATAACCGCCGACAGCCTAATTGAAGCAAAATATAAAATAAATATCCAACATCGTGGCAACGCTCAATGGATATTCCACAGGGACTTAGTTAAGGAAATAGCAAAACTGAAAGACAGCAACGACCAGTACTTGTGGAGACCAGGTTTGGCGTTGGGACAGCCTGATACGCTGCTTAACCTTCCTGTAAATGAGTCGGAATTTGCACCTAACGACGTAGCAGCAGGTAAATATGTAGGTATATTAGGCGACTTTAAATACTACTGGATAGCAGAACTAATGGGAATGGAAATTCAACGTTTAAGCGAACTGTTTGCACCTTCAAGTCAGGTAGGGTTTATAGGCCGTATGTGGGTAGATGGTGCACCTGTTTTGGAGTCGGCTTTTGCTAGAATAAAAATAGTTGTAGCTTCAACCTAAGGTTTGTGGTATAAATGAAAATAAAAATGCTTAAAACGTCCGCTGGACCGGATGGAATAAAAATATCAGGCGGTATATATGACGTACCAGATAAAGAAGCTAAAGAGCTTGTGGCACGTAAAGCCGCCGTGATAATTGAGCCTAAGAAAATTGAGTCCGCTTCAGTGGAACCTTTTGAAGCAGAAGTAATACCTAAACCTAAAAAGCGTAAGAAAAACAACTAGGGGGACGAATAATGCGGCTTATAGTTGGACAGCCTGAAATAGAGCCGGTAACGGTAGAAGAAGCAAAAGCACACCTGCGAGTGACAAGCGACGACGAAGACGAATATATCAAAAGTCTTATCGTAGCCGCTCGTGAATGGTGTGAAACGTATCAAGGGCGGTCGTGGATATCTAAGCCGGTTGAATATATTGTCGACTTTTGGCCGCAGTCCCCTATATTTTTACCACGACCGCCAATCTTAGGAATAACCGGCGTTGTATACGCAGATAGTGAAGGTGAGCATGAACTTCCTTTAACACTATTCCAGCTTGACGCCATGGGACGCCTTCTTATTCTTCAACAACAGCCTTCAAGTGATGTTTTGTATACAAAAATATCATACGAAGCAGGATATGGAAGCGACGCTTCGGTTGTTCCACAAAAATTTAAGCAAGCGGTTCTTCTTTTAGTTGGTCACTGGTTTGAAAATAGGGAAGTAACGTCTTCCAACTCAGTAAATGAAATTCCGTTTACAGTAGAAGCCCTTTTAAACCAGGAAAGGATAATGTTAGCATGACCGAAATTGGCGAACTGCGAGATAAAATAAAAATATATCGAAAAAAACGAACTTCCGATGGAATGGGCGGCTGGAAAGAAGAAGAAGAACTTATTATGACACCTTTTGCACGTGTGGAAGCACCAAGGTCTAAAAGCGGTGTAATAGCGCAAAAGGACGCCGAAATACGTTCGCACGAAATACTTATTCGTTATTCTTCAGAAATAAAAATGGGCGATATAGTAGACTTCCTTGGGCAAAAACTGGTGGTTCAGGCTATCAGGTTTGACGCCAAAAGAAAATGGATGTATTTAGACTGCGTTCCGGAGCTGAAATAGCATGCCGATGACGATAGGCGTAAAAGGTGTAGAAGAAAATATAGCAGCTTTACGGCTTGTGAAAGACCAAGCAAAAGATAAAATAATAGAAGTTTTGCGTGAAGAAACACAAGAAGCCGTAGAAGATGCAAAAAACAGGGTTCCGGTGGACACTGGTGCTTTAAGGGATAGCATTAAACGAACAATATCTAAAAAGAAGCTTACCGCTACAATGTCCGCCGGCGGAAAAGTGAAAGGTGTAGATACTTATTACGCCTTCTTCGTAGAACACGGAACAAGAAAAATGCCTGCACGGCCGTTTCTTTACCCTGCCGCCAGGGCTCGTGAAGAAGCTATAGCCAAACGGCTAGGCGATGAAGTGTATGACCTTCTAAAGAAGGAAGTTAGCGGAAAATGAGCCATATTGCTATAATTCAAAATATTTATAACGCCCTTACTTCTAACGAAACTTTGATGAACAAAATAACAGGCGTTTTTGACTTTGTTCCTGAAGAAGAAAAGCCGCCGTATGTTGTGGTAGATACGCTTCAAAGCCTTGAAGGAACGCTTCTTGACGCTTCGGAACGTGAATGGGCTGTAGATGTGCATATATGGAGTGGCTACAGTGGGAAAAAGGAAGTTTTGGAAATTGCCGACATTATACAAAATACACTAAAGGACGAATGGTATTTTGAAGAATTAATGGTTATGCGTGATACGTCAGGTTGGTTTCATGGTATTATAACAATTCGTGGATACGAAAGGGAGTGAAAAACGAATGGCACGTTTTGAAGGTAAAAAAGCAGTTTTAAAAATAGACGTAGACGGTACACCAACACAGTTTGGTGAAGCAAGGTCCTATGACTTAGAAATTGAAGCAGGAACTATTGACGCACCGGTACTTAGCACGGACTGGAAAACCTTTTTGCGTGGACAAAGAAGTTGGTCAGGGACGATACAGTGCTGGTATGACCCTGCAGANCCATCACAGGCGGAGTTGGAGAGTCGTATTGACCAAGGAGAAGATGTGCATTTGACCTTTTTTGACCTTGGTGAAGAAGTTGGAAAACCTAAAAAAAGTGGTAACGCCATAATAACCAGGGTTAGAACTACCGTTGCAACGGAAGAAGCGGTTGGTTTAGAAATTTCTTTTCAAGGAAATGGACCTTTAGTAAGGGAAACCGTAACTGAATAAAAATAATAATTAAAAAAGTGGTGATGCGAATGAGACTTGGCGGAAAAGAAAGAAATTTTAAGTATACCGTTAACTCAATAAGACAACTAATAAAAATGACAGGTGAAACACCGTCGGAAATATTGTCCGGTTTTGACTTGACCAATTTTGACGTCGGCGTAAAATTGGTATGNGGTGCATTNCTTTGGGAAAACCCTAAACTGACGCCGGATATAGTTGGTGAGTGGTTAGAAGAAGACGANGGTATATACGCTCAAGCGGTAACAGAAGCNGTGAACGCACTAGTTGCTTCTTTTAATAGGCAGTTTAAAGTTGAAATTGAAGGCGACGAAGAAAAAAACTAACAANAAAGGACTGGGAAGAATACCTTAACAACGCAGTTTTAACAATTCTTGGTCCTTTAAAACTAAAACACAACGACTTGTGGAATTTAACAATAGGTGAATATGAAGACTTATGTTATGCTTGGTCGTATAACAACTATATAGAAAACCACAAAATAGCACAATTAGCGGCTTGGCTTTTAAATGGTTCAGGAAACTTAAAATATCCAGTATACGTAGAAGACTTAATAGGCAGATGGGTTGACGGCCAGGTTATGACGGAAAAAGAATATAGGAAATATATAAAGAATAAAGTGGCAAAGCGGAAAGGTGNGAAGTAATGGCTAAAAGTCGGAAAATAACATACGTTTTTGGAGCCGACATATCCGAACTGGAGCGTGGCTGGAAACGTATTGACTATAAACTAAAAAACCTTAGTCGTGATATACGCCGTCACGGAATGGCTATGTCTAAAGCCTTTACCGTTCCGCTTGCCGCTGTTGGTGGAATTGCCACAAAAGCCGCCTTAGACGTTGACAAGGCCTTTCAAACTATTGCTCGTGGGACCGGTGCTCAAGGTGAAAACCTAAAAAGTTTTCAAAACGAATGGAAGGAACTTGCCGTTTCGGTAACGCAAAGCTATGAAGTTTCAGCAAAAGTTTTAGCTGACTATAATACCAGGCTTGGTTTAACAGGCGAAGCGCTTCGTGAAATATCAAAACAAGCACTTGACGCCGCAAGAATGATGGAAGAAGACGTAAATGCAATTGTGGCAGAAAGTGCAAAAGCCATGCAAAGCTGGAATGTCGAAGCGGAAAATATGAGTGGCTTTATGGACCGCTTGTTTAAAGCATCACAAAGCACCGGCGTTGGCATAGCAAGGCTTTCGGAACAGCTATATCGCTATGGCGCTTCTTTGCGTGGAATGGGCTTCGACCTTGAGTCTTCTAT